AATCCGGCATCAAATAATTTTGTATTACGTATTGATCTGAGGCTCTTTTGCAGTTCATCTTGAAATAATTCTTTTAAATGAATTGGGAATTCGTCATCCTCACAACTTTCATGTTCCAAACTCTTTGTTAAAGGTGGCTGTTTTTTCTGTTGAGTTCGTTGTTGGCCGGTCGCCTTTTTCCTCGAACTTGGTGCAAAACCCTTAAAAGCTTCCGCTCGGGCTTCTTTTCGTTTTTTATCGGCACCGGCTTTTTTCTGAGTTTCTCGATGCAAAATACAAAAACAATGTGGATGGACCGGCCCAATAGTAAATACCCAATTATTCGGCTTTCTACCTACATTCGAATTACCTTGAACATCTCTTAATCTATAACGAATCGGAGTTCCATCCGATCCAACATGTAATCTCATGCACTGTTTTTCAGCAGATAATCTTGGAATTTTAAAAACAACTTCATCAATGTTCATTGTTGCAGCTTGACCCTGCTGAAAATATTGATTTATGTCGGTTTGAAATAATCTCTCCATGTCGGGATTTACGCTTTCCGCTGCCCCAGCAAGGCCCCTGACCAAGCCATCAATAGCAGAGGCCCTTGCTACTTGTCGGGCCGCACTCGTTTGGAAAGGGACCGCCTGTAAGGTACCAGTCCACTTACGATCTGCAACCACTACAAGCTCTCTGTTTCTTTGTTTCCAAGCATCAGCCCTACCCTGAAGCCATCGTTGTGTGTCTGTTTTAAGCTGTTCAATTTTAACTGCGTCACTAGGGGTAACTTCGAGATTGTTAATAAATTCGTCTAAATCTGACTCGGACATGTTTCGTAAAGCATCCGGCCCTAATTCTCCAGCGACTTTACCGGCAAAAAATGACTTCTCTAAAAATGATCTCTCACCAAATTGATTTAAACTAACAGCCGCTCCAGGGGGTACTCTTCCCCGTAAAGCCCTAGCAATAAAAGTAGCAGCCATTACAGCCATTGCTGCTTCCACGGTAACATCAAGACGTTCTTCTGCTTCTTCATCAAGTAACACTATACAACCTTTGCTAATTTATTTTTATAATAGTTTTTCATATAAATTGCTCTACATATTTTACATCTTCTTCCACCGTCACTTCTAAAACTAAATCTATTACCACATTTTGGACAACATGTTTTTCTTGCATGGGTTGCTGTAGGACTATTTCCTCTCAAACCATTAATTTTAATTGGTACTAATTCGTAATGAAAAGCGTTTGAACATGATCTATTTGTACAAAGATGATCAATTGTAAAACCTGGTGTGAGAGGTCCAAATTTAATAAAATAGGCTATTCGGTGGGACCTGCACATTCTCCTTTGTAATCTAAATTTTCCGTAACCATCTTTATCCTTACCTGCTAGCCACGGCCAACATTCATTTCTTTCTCTTACATCAACCTTAGACCAAAACCTATCAAGATCAGATTGACTTAAGACCGGGATTGGAACTGTTTTAATTAACTTCATCTAGGATTATTCCATCTACTAATACCCTGTTCCATCTCACCAATAACTCTTTTCACTGCTTCTTTACTGTCTCCGATCCACGGTGCAGGTTCAATTATTGGTTTTCCCATAATCAAATATGTAGCACCTAACCCCATTGCGATTTCTGGCGTCCCCACTCTACTACAAATATCGATTCTTTCCCAAGAAGGTCTAACATCAGGAACTACTCGAATACAAGGGCATGCACTATACATATTCAGCATTGGTAAATCAGAAGAAGCGCAAATTAATGCATCTGCACCAGCCTCAATAAGTGATGGAGGATAGATATTCTTCCATAATAAAGAAGCCTCATCTCTAGAAAAATAAGTCAAAACTGTATCAGTCGCTAAAAGAGAATCTTGTTTTCTCTTAGCAGCTTCAATAATGACTTCATGTCCTGAGTCCCCATGAATACTTAACATCCAAACTTTTTTACTGGATACAGCCCAAACAGCCTCTGCTACAGTCTGTGGAATATCCTTAAATTTCATGTCATAAAAAACTTTGACACCAGCAGAGTGTAAATCATCAATAATCTTTGAACCTTCTACGGCTAATAACCCCATTCCAACTCTAAATGTACCAACATGATTAGCTAATTTATCAACTACAGACATTGCCAAACGTGTTGATGGTGCATCTAACGAGACTATTAATCGATCACTAACTTTTAAATCAGTGTTCATGGTCTTGACCTTGCTCCACGTTTTTTCCTTCTAGTTCTTCCAGCTTTTGCATAAGCAATAGCCATCGCCTGTTTTGGTGATTTTCCTGCCCTAATTTCTGAACCGATGTTTGCTGAAATTACTTTTCGACTTGTCCCAGTTCTAAGTGGCATGATAACCCCCAATTGAATGATCCATACCTAAAGCCCTATAGACTCAACATTACTTGTTAGTCGAGATTGGTATGACGCGTCGTTTAACGAGCCACGGAATAAAACCCATCATCCAATTGTCGAAAATACCACGTTCTTTCGAAAGTCAACAATTTCAGTAAAAGCCCAAAATTGAAATGGATCAATTCTAGGTGGTTTTTTCGGTGGTTTCGGTGTTGACGGCTTGTTGTCCTCCGGGTATGGTTTGGCCATCTGATCCCTCCTTCACAAGATCACTCCGCACTACTAATAGTGGATCTTTCCCTGCATCCTCTGGTTTGAATAGTCTAACTGAGTCCTCTGCCATCATTGATCTCCTTCTTTAAACTTGACCATAACCCCTCTATTCCAAATCCCAAACCTAAGTGATTTTGAATTGCCCCGCAACCGTCATCAAAAGCTTTTCTTAATTCACCCCATTCATTATCAATTAATTTCTGTGTTCTAATAAAACCACGTCTTATGTCTTTCAATCGAACTGTACTCAAGCCTTCACTTTTTTGTAATCGTTCATCCACCTTATTGATTTCTTTCTGAATAGCAATTTGTCTGAAAGAGGGGGTATTTGTCCTTAAAGAATGAAAATCACGTGCATCTAAAGTCAACAATAGTTGTGTTAAAGGTTCTGCTGCTTTAACAGCATCAGTTGCAATAATTTCATCGTTAACATCTGGAGTTGATTTTTCTAAATCTGATCTCATTGCTGCTACTGCCAAGTCCAGAACACGGTTTACTTCTTTAATCGTAAGACCCTGAAAACGCGCCAATTCTCTAAAAGACAGTTTTCTTTTCTTAGCTATAAACCTCGGTCTTAGGAACCCATCAGCCATTTAAACCTCGAATATTTCCTCTTCAACTCCATCTAGGAACTCATCAGCCATTAGACTTCAAATATTTCCTCTTCTTCTTCCTCGATTTCAATCCTGTTTCCGTCCTCATCCAATTCAATCTTGTTTCCATCCTCATCCAAATTTTCATCTGATTCACCTTCTGGTTTAAAATTCGGATGTAAAACAATTTCACCAGCTTTTCCCAATGATGGTAACCCTAGGTCTTCTCTCACTTCATTCAAGGTCTTAATATTCGTAACCTCTTTAATCTTCATTTCAATTTCTTCTTCTTCGGTCAGACCATGACCAACAAAAGCTAATCTATACCGAGGATCAATGCTTCTTACAACTCCACTTAAAGCATCAGCATAAAAGATTAAAAGTGGAAAAAGACCTCTTTTTTGAGAAGTCTTTATCTTCATGTCCTGACGACTTTCAAAAGTTGTTCTATTCCCAGTTGGGCCAATCGACCATGATATTTCTATGGGATCGATTTGATAAACACCACATGCTTGTTTGACCAGAAAATCAAATAATCGTGCGTATTCTAAATCTCGATTTCCTCGATCCAAAGTCAACCAATCAACCTCACTTTTTTCATCCAACCTCAATATCGGTGGACTCCAATAAGCAGCAGCATTTTTCATGGCTTCTCTGAAATCTGACTTAAACATGTCAAATTCACTGTTATTTTCAACCCCTTTAATAGCCAAAAGTCCTTTTACTGCTCCACCTTGGGTCAATTGACTTGTATTGAATTTTTCCGCATTGACGATAGCCGTTACAATCCTCATCAACCATTCTAATTCAGATGTCCCATATCCTAAAAATCTGATATCAGTCTGAGGATTTCTAACTCCAAATACAAGTTCAGGTTGCAACCATTCTGCCACAATTCGATCATGTAAAATTTGAACATACCAAGGGTCATCAATTGATGGAGGTATAGCGTATTCTAATGATTCTTTCGTTTTTCTGATCGTACCCGCATCAACGGCAACCATATAACCTGGCGTACCATTTCGCCTAGGCACAACCTCAATATTCATCTGATCAAGAACTAAACTGTCCCTAACAACTTTTCTAGTTAAAATTTCAAATGAGGGTTCACCCCATGATTCTAATCCACATCCAGCCATAAATGATCTGATTTCTTGTCTTCTATTTTGATCCGCTTGGGCTTGTGTATCATCTGATACAATGTCAAAACCAAGGGTATGTCGTTCTTTTTGGGGAGCAGTGAAAGCAGCCACTTGATTAAGTCTAGTTTGAATAATAGACGCAATGATTGGAGTCTTAGACATGGATCTCAAATCAACATGAGTTAAAACAGAGCCTTGTGGGGGTAAATAGCCCCTCCCAAGAAACAAGGAAAAGGGATCAAAAAACTGACCTTGGGGCTTCCTTCCTTGTTCTTGGGCGTCCAGAATTGCTTTTTCAATGTTGTATTCAACAATTTCAGCCCCTAATGAGCTTCCAATTATTTCTTTTAATCGTTTATGAAAGCCCATTCTTCCCTCCCCTCAACCAACTCATTGAATCCTAAAACAACAGAGATTTAGTGTCGCAACCCTTCACCATAGGAATGTATACCCGGATGTGGTTGTAAATAGTTGCTAGATAGGGCAACAAGTCTATCGCCTCTGTACACGCCATCTTCAAAAGGTAAAGAAGACATATTATCAATTTCTAATGCCTCTTCAACTATGTCTTTTTCGTCAACCGCGATACCTAAATTAAGATTAATAAGTGGCTTGTCACATCTAAGGAAATCTAGAATTTCAAACTCTGTGTTCATACAGAATTTTGGTTCTACCTCCCCTACCATGGGTATTTGCATTGTGGTAACACAACTTGCCAAAACCAAAGACATGACCACCACTACAAGTAGATTTAAAATTTGTTTTCCCATGATAAACCCTCCCTGTGATTAAAAAGAATACTCAAATTTTCGCTTCCTGGCACTTTGTAAAGCATGCCATAGCGCCATCACGCAATCATCATGAAAAGCAAAATTGCCAATCTTCCCACCTCGCCGGACGACCCCATTAAATTCTTCAATGATATGATCAGTCATTTGTCTATCATAAGGAGTCTGATAAGGGAATCTAAATTTTCCATTTTCTAACAATGGCCTAAAAGATAAAATCCCAACATCAAGTGAATTTTTATTACTTGCATTTACCGTATTTCCCGTTAAAGGTAAATCTGTTCTCCGTCTAAAATGCTCTGAATAGATCTTTTGAAAAGAGTTATCTTCAACATACCCAGTTGTTACTGATAAATCACGGCATATTTGCTCAACTTTAGTTAATTGTTCAGTGACCAAAATTGGTCTTGCTCTCCAATACCATAAAATAACATATTGATCTGATGATTGTTCATAATAAAAAGCTAAGGCTACTGTCCAATCTCCAAGATTTTCACCCGGTACCGAAAAGTCAACCCCCAAGTATACTGGACAACCACCACTGTATTTGTCATGATAGCTTAAATGCTTGTCTTTTAAAGGCTCAAATAAATTCGTTGGAAAAAGACTCGTGTCATCAGATAGCGCCTTATTTCGATACTCCTTACTAAAACTCAGTGACCCAATAATCGATTTAATTTTCATCAGAGCTTTGTAGTCGTACCTTACCGGCCACAAAGTTATCTGTTTTTCCTCATTAACTATGGCATCTTGAATCTTCCCCCTAAATCCTGGATTTGCTAATAATTCATGATAAAGATCATCTTTGTCTTGTACTGTTCCCGTTACAACAATTTGAGGCTTATAACCTTGTGCTCTTACTTGAGGCATCCCCTTGTCTTTCATGGGGTAAATTACCTCAAAAAAGCGATTTCGTAATTTTAATCTTGCCTCCCTAGTTCGAGAATTCTCATCAGTTTCAATGTCATCTAATATGATCAATTGAGGGTGACGACCTCTCAACATTGACCAAAAACCTTTTGCCCGAATTGCTACGCCATTGCTTAATCTTATCTCTGTTTTCGAGTTAAAATGGTGTTTTCTATCCTGTGGAATTAAATATCTTAATGATTTGCTTTCTGATAATAGGTTTTTTAGCTTACTTAAACTCTCGATTGCTGTTGGCTGATCTGGACCTAAAATTAGGATTTCTGTTATCCATGGATTGTATTTAGCCTTCCAAATTGGATAACCTCTGCCAAGAGAATGTGATTTTCCATGATCCCTCGGGCTAACCTCAACAACATCATCCCCAGTTTTTAGATCATCCCACCACTCTTTATGATGAGCACCAATATCAAGTCCAAGCTCAATTTTTTGAAAAATTGTAAAATTATATCTACATAGATCCCTAATTTCCTGTTGAAGATGTTGTGGTGGAATTCCTACTTGTGTTAATTGATTTAATATTTGTCCTGATGTTAAAGTTGACGCTCCTGGAATCAATTAACTAATTCCCCCTGATTTAACCACTCCTGATTGATTACAATTTCATCATTTAGAATCAAGTCGGCTAATGCATCTCTTGCCACTTGAGATGTGGTTATAGGTGGTTTTGTATCTGGTTCTATAGTTGGTGCATCCTCAGATGTCATTATTTTTCTTAACTTGATCATGTTGGCTAAAGCCAACATTTCATCCTTGATACTGGAATTCGTATAATTTTCTCTACCTTCTTCTGCTTGAAGCTTGCTTTCTTGTAGAAGTAAATTATTTACTCTGATTTTTTGAACATGAATTAAATTATCTGATTCAACCGATAAATCTAACTCTCTGTCACCACCCCATTGTTCAATAAAAAGAGTTGCAATTGGAACAACACCATCAGAATCAATAAATCTGAGACTCTTCCATATTGTATGTTCAGTAATAAGGAATTTTTCACCTTTAGATTTTAAAAACTTGGTTAATTCTGGATAAGTTGCTCCTCGTAATCTCATTGAGATTAGTTGGGTACAATATGGGGATTTTCTGACAGATCCTTTTTTTGGTATTTTCTTTACATAGTCATAGATGGTTGGGACTTGGACAGGTTCGGCAGGTGGGGTAGTGGACATTATATGATTCTTTTTCTTTGAAGCAAATTTTTCTCAAAAAATATTAAAAGACCGATGAAATTAAACCATTTTAATGGATCCTCTTTTTCAGCTTTATCAATGTATTTTCTAGTTTTTAAATAAATCCATCTTACACTTGATTGCCAGCAATCATTGTTACGCCCCACGGCATCTTGATTAACCGTGTAAAATAACTCAATTAAAATTTTTTGTTCTCGATCAGATAAAAAGTCTAACTGATTAACCATATTAGCTATATCGATTGAGCATAAAAGCTCCAGATAAGCTAATTTCTGTACTGCTCGTCTATACCAATAAGACGTTGTAGAATTTGGAATTTTTAAAATTAAAGCAATGTCTTTTAATGATTTACCCTTTTCGAAAAACAACCATAGGATTTCAGCTTCTAAAGTAGGAAGGTGCCTCAAGGCGTCCATTACCTTGAGGCACTTATCCTTAACAACCGGCATTCGCTGCCATAACTCTTCTTGGTTCATGCAAGAGTTACTGAGTGATTTCTACCGTCAGAGTTCCGCCCCCTGCTCCAGAGTTTGACCCTCCGACCACCAATTCCAGCACGGTGTCTCTCGCGACCACGTTTGCTGCTGTTGGTGATGCTGTCGCTATGGTTCCTGCCGTCGCTGGATTTGTGAGTGTCAGTAACCCACCCGTGACATCCACTGTGGCGATCTTTGGTGTAACGGTGGCATCACCAGTCGCGGTGTCCACATCGTTAACCAATTGTAAGCGAGAGAGCA